CTCACCAGCCCCTTACCGGACTGCTGCGCCGAAGCAGAAGCGGCTGTGAAACCACCCCGCTTGCCAGCTCTTGCACGTTGGTTGTCCGCCACGAGAAGTGACGGCTTACCTGCTCGATAAATGAATCGAAGTCTCTGGCCGCGCATGCGCTCCCACAGTCCGGGTGTGATGCGTTTGCCGCGCGGGCCAGTGCCAGCAGCTGGTAAGGGAATGGAGAGCCAAAAACCGTTCTTCGAACGAATCAACGCACCCTCGTCATGTGCAGACACGACCACAGGGGCTCGGCTGTAAACCAACCCTGCAGCGCCTAGGCTTTCACGCCCTTTGGGATAGACCTCCCCGCGCCAGGTATTGGCAAGACGTGCCCCCAGCCCAGCCGAAGTGATCTGACCTCGCAGCTCACCTTTGAGGCCATCAGTGGCATCACGCACACCCGTGGTAACGGCATGTCTGGCTGCTTTGAGTTCAGCCGCCATGAGTTCTTGCAAATTGCCACTCAAAGCGGCAATAAGCCGTGAAGACATGATTACCCCTCCGGCCAGATGGAGGCACTAACCGTCCAAACGAGTCCATCACGGTCAATGAGTGCCTCACCGTGAAGCACGTAGCGCACGCCCTCAAGAACCAATCGATCGCCATCTCTTGGCTGTTTGACCTCTGATGCCATCAACTCAAAACGCTGGGTATCGACCACCAGATGGGTTTGACCGAAGTCTTGAACCGCATCCGGCGCTTTGGTGATCACCCGCACATTGAGGGAGACCCCCGCTTGTGTGGTGTACACAGCGGAGGTCCCCAAGCGAAGAAACAACCGAGAGATTAGCTGAACGAAAGGATCTCGACTCATCGGCTAACCCCTCAGCTTGCGACGACTTTGACCAACAAGCTCGGACGGTGGCACATGGGCAGCGGATTGCTTTGCGTGTGCAAGTCCGTGCCGCGACCAAAGTCACGGGGTTCTTGCTTGGCATACAAGGGCTGGCCCAAAGTATTGACCGTCTCGTTGAAGTCTGCAGGCGCAAAGTACGTGGCAAACGTATCGAGCGTGCCCTCAGGGAACGCTTGACCTTCACCGGGTTCAATGAAGCGGCGCAGATTGCCAGCCATGTCTGTGGCTTGGCCCAAGTACTCTTCAAAGGTCACACCAGCAAAGGTGAACCCAGAGCGTTGGTCTGTGCGCAACATCGCGCTTTCTTGCGTGAGCTGGTAAGCACGGATGACGTTGGGATGGCTGGTCAGCGCATCGAAGAAGTCCGAAGACACCAGCACACGAACATTTGTCATGTACTCGCCTTTAAGGTTGAGCTCAAAGTAGCGCTTCAAGTCCAAACACTTCTTCTTAACGTCCGTGTCCTTCTTGTTGAGCTCAAAGTTAAACACGGCAGGCGTGATCTGAAACTCTTCAAACAAGTCATACAGCACGGAGCCATCTGCATCCAAGATCACACCTTTGAGAGCACCCATACGCAAGTGCTCCAAAGTGATCGCATGTTTGTTGCGCATGGACTGCAAGTGATCAGTCATCACGTTGGCCACGGTCTCGGTGTCTGTCTCAGAACCAAAAGCGCGAAGACCTTGGATCTCCTCAGGCAACACCACATCGTCGTGTGGGATGTGAGGAATCATGAACGAGCGCAACTTGCGGCGGCTGCGCTGTCCGACAGTGCCGGGGGCACCCACAGGCAATGTGGGCAAGAGGTTCAACACGCCATCACGTTCTTCAATGGCAATCTGGCGAAAACGCACAGGCTTGGAAGGCATGAGGTTGATCTGTTCAATCTTGCCAAACTGGTTAGGCAAGATGTTGATCGCGGCGGTCAATGCGGTCATCGAAAACGCGGGGGACTGGAAAGGATTGTTCATTGCTTAGACTCCTTGACGAACGAGAATGCCGACGGCTTCGAGCTGCGCTGTGGCAGTCGCTTTTTCTTCGGCGGTGATGGCTGCGGGCCACACGAGTGCGTGGTGCGCGACGATGGACTGACGGGTTACCGCGATACCGCTGAATTTGTCACCCGTTGTGGCATCTACGGACTGCAACAAAACTGCTGTGGCGATTTGCGTGCCATCGGTGGCAGCAGGATCAAGCGCTTTGACCTTGCCGTTAGCATCTACACGGCCAAGGACCGTACCGATGCGCAAGTTCTGGCCTGCAGCGACTGTGACTTGGTCGCGGGAATAGAGGGACTCTTCCTCATACTTGAGCAAATCGCCCAAGGTCAACTCATTGACGAGAACTGACATTTAAAACTCCTAGTTCGATTTGTAAGAAGGACGATTGGCGGCGAGCTTTTGAGCGCGCTGTTGTGCTGCAAGCACCACAGGACTCACTTCTGGCTTGGCCGTCGCTTGGGTACCGGCTTGCGGCATGATGTGTGAGCGGATCTCAGGACTCGCATCAGCTTTGGCGGCCAGCAATTCATTTCGCACTTGCTCCACACTCAAGCCACGCTCAAGCGCAGAGAACGTCATGTCTGATTTGCCAGCCAGCAAACACATCTCAGCTACAGCGAGCACGTTGGCACTCGCTTTACGAATGTCATGACTGGCAGCCGCTGCAGATACGGATGCTGCAGCGGGCTGAGCCACTTCAGGGAGCTCTTCATTTGATTCAGCAGCGCCAGCAGGTGGCACTACCTCTTGATGCGGGCTTTGATGAGCATCTTGGGGATTCGCATCCTCAGGAACCACACCAGTGGAAGTGACAGGGACAGCTTCTGTCGAAGCGGTGGTTGCAGGCGGGCCAGATGGCTGCGTCGATGTTTGCGACATCAATTTCTCCTTAGAAAGAACTGGATCGGGTTGTGAGACTTCCATCTCGCGCCCCGATCCAAACGATCGCGCGATGGCAGATTTGCGTTGTTGAACTTCCATAGCCAGCGCGCGCAAGGCGTCGTCTGCAGTGCCAATGGCATCTGCAAACCCTGCCTCAATGGCGTCACCCGCGTAAAAAAGTCCCGCCTGTGTGTCTCGTACGGCTTGCGCATCCAACCCTCGGTTGGTGGCCACCGTTGAGACAAACATTTCGTAGAGCCGATCCACCTCTGTTTGAAGCGCGGTCGATGCTTCGTTGGAGAGCGGCAAATGTGGGGACAAGTCGTTTTTGCGGTCACCTGCGTAAATGGCCGTGTATCGATAACCATCGAGCGCATCGCGCTGGGTCTGATCTACGTGCAACGCAATCACACCAATGGAGCCCACACCACCTGTACGTGTCAGATAGATGCGCTCCGCACTACAGGCAATCGCATATGCGGCAGAAAACGCATCGTCGTTGGCCACCGCCCAGATGGGCTTGGCGCTTCGAGCACTCACGATCTCGTCTGCCAGATCAAAAGCCCCACCCGCTTCACCACCCGGAGAATCGATATCGAGCAACACAGCATCCACACTTGCGTCATTGATGGCTGCTTGAATTTGTGCGCTGATGGCGGCGTAGCTGGTCAGCCCCGATGCAGCGTCCATGGCACCCGTGCGCCGCACCAGCGTCCCAAGGATGCTGATGACTGCAATATTGGGGGTTTGCAGATCTGAGCGCATCACGCGCTCAGGTGGAGTGATTTGCGCCAGCTGGTGCGCTGAGGTTTCTGGAACGACCATGCCCATGCGTGGCCCCACCACCGAGAGGATGACCTCAAGCTTGCGGGGATGAATGAGCAAAGGCGTGCCAAAAACCCGCGAAGCCAGATACGGCATCGTCGGAAGATTTGTCATAGGACCTCTGAGTTAAGAGATAAAACCGTGTCTAGGTTTCTTGGTCCACCAGCGGTGGGTCTGCCACGTCTGGTGGATGTGAGGGAGCTGCTTGGTTTGTGGCTCCATTGCGTGCGACTAAGCGCGGGTCGGTGTCGAGCACCAGACCCAACGAATCGGCGCGTGCGTTGTCTGCGGCGATCTCCCGATCGATGGATTCCGCGTCGTAGCCGTAGGATGAAATAGCTTCTGAGCGACTCATCAAGCCAGAGCGAATAGCCAATTGCATGGCCTTGAACTCTTTTTCAGGGTCCACCCATTGCCAGCCTTGTGGGATCCACTTGGCCGCTTGGTACTCTCGCGCTTTGGTGCGATAGTTCGGCAAATCAAGCTTCCCCTCGAGCACGGCTTGCTGCATCCACGCGCGCCAGATCGGACGGCACAACTGATGCACGATCACACCGTGCTGCAAGGTTTCACACCGTCGTCGAAACTCCAACAGGCCTGCCCGGATGGAGGAGTAGTTCACTTGGGACAAGTCGCCCGTGAGCATCTCAAACGTGATGCCCATGGCAGCGGCCACGGCTCTGAACTGCTGACGCATGAACTCGGCATAGCTTGAACCCACATCCGCAGGTGCAGAGAACTTGATGTCCTCGCCAGGCTCCAAGATCTGTAGCGTTCCGGGCTCCATGCCTGCAAGGGCCACACCGCTTTCATCGGTATCGCCTTCACCCATGAGGTTGTCCTCAGGAGCCATGCGGGTGATGAAGCCAGCAAACATCGCTGCTGTCTTCTTGCGCACCACCTCGGCATCGTCGTATTGGTCTAACTCATTGAGCTTGACCAATGCTCTGGCAAGCCATGGCTCCCCCCGAATCTGTCCTGGTCGAAGTGGTCGATACAAATGCACGATTTCATTCGCGTCAACTCGAACCAAATCGAGGCTTCCCGCCCCAGATGCGCCAGACATAGGCGCCAGCATCCCGTCATTGGGATGAGTGCGGTACAGGTGATACGCAACACGCCTGCCTAAAAGATCAAACTCAATCCCCGCTCGAACCACATTGCCGTTTGGCAAGTCCTGATTCAAGCTGATAGGCAAATGCTCTGCTTCGAGCACTTGGAGCTGAAACGCCACAGACAAGTTGTCTTCTGCCCTTCGGTAGCGCATGCGTACAAACGATTCGCCCC